TCACTAAATGGAACAAGGTTAGTCCGTTGTGGCTCTAATTTCAAGGAAGGACACGAACTATCCGTATAATCTAATCTTGGAGTATTGTCTGTAATACCTCCGTATACGGCAGCAGTAGTTGTAGTAATCACCTCTTGCGCTATCAGCCCTTGATTTAATTGGGCATCTTGGATGTAGATAGAACCCGATGAACCACTTACATCATTATCTCCATCGGCTGGATAGATACGCATAATTGTAGTAGAGGCGTTCATTGCTACTTCACAACGATACCAACCACTACCTATGCTTGTCATCTTTGCTATATTTCCCGCATCCGTAGAGCCGACAACTCCGTTGTTTAAATCAAAGAATGCACTTGTAGAACCACCTACAATACGAAGCCAATTTAAAGTATTCGCTTTAGCGTAAACTGAATAAGTATTTACACCACTTGCCGATACTGATTGATTTAAATTTGCATACCCAGAAGTCTTACTTAACAACCAAGCATCGCTTGTTCCATCGTAACCGCTTTGTCCACCTGTTTCCGTAGTGTTGCTTGATACCCAAGTAGTGTCAAACGAATTGCTTTGTAGCAATAAGTTACTTGTCTCCTTCTCTATATTACCATCTGCATTAACTCTCGTAGCAGCAGATGAACGAGTGAAAGTAAAATCACCATCACCGCTTACAGGCTTCTGCGAATAGACCTTTGATGTTTTTGTTCCCGAAGGAATGAGTACAAGACTCGCTTTATCGTAAATGCTCATATCTTATAAAGTTGTTATAGAAGCCATTTCGCTATCGGTTAGTTTATTTGGGAATAGCAGTATTTGATGTATGATAAGTCCAGCGGCATTTGAACCGCTATTAGAGAAGCCATTGATGTTACCGCCTCCTACTGGTGAACCACTTGATACAGACTTCGCTACACCATTAACATATATATCTACATCAGCACCGCTATAAGACACCGCTATCTTGTTTCTCGTTTGCTTGGTAGCAATGCTACTCCATTGTGCTGAAGTGGTATTAGAATCCCTCTCAAGGATATCTATTGTACTCCCAGAGTTTGCTCTAAACAAATACCCATCTGCGATAGATTGAGTAGCACCAAACATATGGAAGTCGTTAGAACCCGTACTCGTTCCGATAGTTTCGCAATCCAAGATAATCGTACCAACATTAGCACCTAATACCCCTTGCGACTGATAGTCGTAGGGTGAGGTTTCTAATTGGTCTACCGACCTCGTAACACTACTTCCGTATGTGGGTATATAGGATGTTGCGTAGCTTCCTGCTTCAAGTTGCGCTCCCCAAAAATAAACGGCTTCACCAGAACCAGTATAGCTTGTATTATTATTATTGTCGTTTAACCATAGTGCAAATTGAAAATTACCGCTTGAATCGGCAGTAAATTTAAAACCTAAACGATACCAACCATTAGCGTGTTGTTCTACCAACACATTACTTGCCCCATTTTGCAAATTAGTTGTTTGGTCATCAAAATTAAAAGTAACATAAGCACCAGTGTATCCATCGTTTAACCTTATATATTTAGTGGTTGCCTTTTTTACAAAACAAGAAATGAAATAGTCGTTCCCAGCAGTAACCGAACCATTCAATGTATCATAAGAAGCGTGAGTTCCAGCTACTGCTGTTGCAGTAGTTTTACCAGCATTTACAAATCCTTCTGGTGAGGTTGTGTTGTTGTTCTCTACCGATACACGGAGTTCAGACCAAGCACTATCTATGTCCTCACTTGAAGGCATTATGTTAGTCCGTTGAGGCTCAAGTAAAAGAGATGGGCAAGTAGCACCACCACTATAATCTAAACGAGGCATATCCTCCAAGATTCCCGCTTGTGCCGTACTCGCTCCTGTTTTAATTACACTCGTACTTACGAGACCGCTTTCCAATTGTGCGTCTTGTATGTAGATATTACCACTTGTGCCTCCCGAATTGTTATCCGCATCCGCAGGATAAATTCTTGCAGTAGTAATTGAACGATTTACAACAAGAACACAACGATACCAACCCCCACCTGCATCTTCAATGCTATGGTCAATAATATTAGAACCCGTTGCAGTTCCTACCACTCCATTGGCTAAATCATAGTATGCCCAATCAGTGTCTACATTTAAGCGTGTCCAATTTAAAGTACCTGCTTTAACATACGCACTTAAAGTCTGTACACCACTTGCTGAAACATATTGCTCTATTCTTGCACTTGCTGCGCTCTTGTCTACAAGCCACGCATCATTTGTACCATCATATCCAGCCTGTCCACTTGTAAGCGTTGTATTTACTTTTACCCAAGTAGTATCAAACTGATTTGATTGTAGTAAGAGATTCTCTCTACCCTTCTCAATATAGCCCGATGAGGCTACCCTTGTAGCAGCAAGATTTGAACCCCTACTAAAGTCAAAGTCCCCATTAGCAACAAGAACCTCTTTTACCGATACATTGTCTATTGAGCCTGTGAATACACTAACCGCATCTATTTGAATAACATTAGTACCCGATGCAACTATGTATTCCGAATATATCCCATTAGCAGTTCTTGATATACCAACACTTGAACCAATCTCCGCTCTTACACTACCTGCTGAATAGTTTGAAACCTCATAAGATACTCGGTATGTTTTCGTATTGACTACCGATATTGATTGAGTAGCTTCTCTTGTCGTTGCAGTAAAGTTTAACTTTCCGCCAGAAATGGCTACACCACCACCGCTAAAAGTCCAATCACTTGCACTTGAGAAATCTCCGTTGGTAACCAACTCGCTACCTAACTGCTCTACAGGGCGCACACTATATAACTTCCCATCTTTATAAGCAGAGGGAATCATTGCTAAACTGCTTGACTTATATATACTCATCGTAGTAAACTTATTTCTTTAGTAGTACAGATTCGTGCTTCAGTAGCACCGCCATCGTAAAATACTCGCTTGTCGTAGGTCAAGAATATAACATCTGCTGAATCTCTCTCACCCATTGTACGGATAGACTCACTCGCACAACCAAAGCCCTCCATAATAGCACCATCGGCTAATGCTCGTGTCTTTAACTCATCTACCGCATAGATGTAGTAGCTAATCTCATTGAAGTTGATAGCGTTCTGTGAACCCCACCAAGTGCTTCCGTATATTGCTCCGTAGCCGTTACCCATTCTTATTCTGTTTTTTTAGATACACCTTTAGCTTCTTTATGTTTGAAGCCTTTGGCTTGTAGATCTTCTTAACTATAAAACCCATCCATTGAAGTTCTGATTCTTACTAGGGTACATATCATCGTTGCTGCTCGTATTGTACTCAGGGTACAAGCTGTTGTAGAACGCCATGTGATCAATGAATCTACGAGAGTAATGTTCTGCGATGTCTCGCTCCTTCTGTACAAGGTAATTCAGATCCTCCTTCGTTACGCTCTCGCCATTCTCTGATCCCTTTGTATAGATACCTCCATTTGATATCTTATAGTGGATGTAAGGCAGTATCTCGATTGCTGCATAGTGTATCACCATATCCTGAATGTAGTTAGTGAACAGCGTAAGGTAGTTACCTGTGAGAGTGTCTGCTGATATATCACTAGCTATCTTGTTGAATAGGTTAGTGCCTAGTATGTTCTGAATGTGGATGTCTTGAGCAATCTTGATGAACTGAATCATCTGATCTCTATCGACATTGCCGTTTATCCCTGTTCTCTTTATAACATCAGCTGGGCTGACAAATAGTACTTGCGCCATTATATACCTCCTTGAATGTCCTTAATAGATGGAGGGTTTACAAACCCTTTGTTCTTCATGTTGCTTGGAGTTATAGCTACCTTGTCATTGTTAGCCTCTGGTCTAAAGCCCTTCTGTCTTGCTCTCGTTGTGCTGATCGTTTCAGCATTCGGACTCTTAACATCAGGTCTTACTCCTCCCTTACTCATGTAGGTTCTACGAACCCACTTGTGCTTACATCTAGCACCACCCTTATACAACCAGATTGAGTAGGTACTTGCACCATTAACACCGAACCCAGCGTTCACCGCTTGGTTGTCCATAGCTATGATGTCCTCCTTGCGATAGACTTTGTTCGCTGTCATCATCTTACGGCAGAACTCACGCTGTGGTGATTTGCTACCATCGTATCTGTAACGAACTAGGAACTGAGTACCCTCTGCATTCTCTCCATCTTGTTCGCTGTTAGCGTTAGGTCTTGCTGTACCAGTAGAGGCAAACTTCAGCGTTGAGTCTAGTGCATCTTCCTGATCGTAGTCTACATCACGCTCATCGACTAGTTCCCATTGATCTTCATCTACATCTTCGCCTAAAGCGATAAGGTCATCGACCATGCTATCGTACTCCTTCGGCATATCCATAGAACACTCGTGCTTCTTCTGCGACATCATCGTAGTGATAGCCTCTGATGAGTTACCGCTAAACAAGGCGTTAGCAACCTCTGGAGAGAACTGAAGCATCTGAATCAAGAATGTGATTGCTTGATCCTGAGTCAAGATACCCTCTGATACCTTAGCGATAATGTCAATAGCACCAGCTATCTGCGCACCATTGTACGATGCTTCTTTCTGTACTAGATCTTCTGCCACCTCTGGATCTTGTTGAATGTCTACAACTGCATCTCCTTGATCTTCTATCTTGACACCTGTTTCTTCTTCTACTACCTCAGCCGTTGCTGCGTTCTCCAAGTCGGTGAACTCGATAGGAGTGAGTGTCTGGAAGTATAGACTCAACGCAATGTTATTGAATCCTAGTATCTGATCAAGTGCTGCAATGACTTGGTCTTGCTTTGGTTGGATAACGCTGTTATCAAACAGCTGGAATGCTGTCTTTATCTCATCAGCATTATTGCCTAGACCTGTTTGGTCTTTAACACCGAACAACATAGGGCTAGTGATTCTATGACCTACTAGTACCTTCTGCTGTGATTCTCTAGATAAGAACTCGTACTGGTTGTGAGCATCGGATAGTTGCACAGGCTCAATACTTGCTGCGCTGTTTGAGTCATCATTAAACGCTAGGATGAACTTACCTGAGTTCGATGAGCCACTCCACTTCTGCTTAATCTGTGATTCAATGATATCACGCTCCTCCTCTGGAGGCACTCCGTTATTGAAGTTCACAATCATAGAAGGTGCTAGACCATTCTTGATGTTGTTGATGTGGTAGTTCGCTACCTCACCCTCTAGCTCTGCGTATGGTAACGCTCCTTGATAGTCTACTGGTGAGTAGTAATAGCTTCCTGATCTATAAGGTCTGAAGTAGAGTACCTCTACCTTCTCAGATGCTTCGCCATAACCAAAGGCTGGGATGCGTTCTACGCCCTTCTTAGAGCGTACTGCACCCCAATCATAAGCATAGTAGTAACCTTCAACCTCGCCTTCAGCGTTACACTTCTCAGAGCGTAGGCATTCGACAGGCATGTGGTACACCTCAACGATCTTGCTCTTGTCTCTGTTGTAGATGACTTGGAACGCTCCGTTCCCTAGCAAGTAGTAGTCGTTGATGACCTTCTTCAGTTCGCTATCCTTAATCAGCTTACGCAGTTGCAAGTAGCCCTCTGGATTTTGTGCTGAATCTGTTGCATCTATACCCTTACCGAATATCATGTCAATGATACCAGATACTACTGCGTTGTTAGTAGGTGATCCGTTGTATCGGTCAATCAGGTACTGGAAGTAGTTGTTGTCCTCGCCATACTCTACCCATCCACTACGAGCGTTCTCTGTAATCGTTGGAGAGGTGTAGCTTGACAGCTGCACGAAGTTGATATTATTCGCCATAAATCTTAAATTCGTTGTCCATTGTTTTCTCAGTTGCTGCTAGTTTCGGTTGGTATGTAGCAACATCCGATCCTGAAGGTAGGATATACATACGATCCTGAGAAAGTAGCTTCACCTTACTAGCCTCCCATATCTTAACGACATAGAAGTTCTCTGCTACTAGAGCAGATACATCATAGGTAAAGGTAAGCACTTTTCTAAAGTCGTTCCATGTTCCACTAAGGGTAGTGTCTACTACCTCCTTACGCTGATCCTCAGAGATTATCTCAATCTCAAATGACTCCGTAGTAAAGTCTCGGAGGTACATCTTGATCGTAGCCGTTGTATTTTCTTCTACAATTATCATCTAATTATAAAACCCAAAAGGAAAGATGTGGTATATTTACCATTCATTGCTCTCTTAGGTAGGTGCAATTCCTACCAAAAAAGAACCCCCTCCGTAATTGGAAGGGGTTTTTTGATTCTAGTCGTTTAGACTATTAGATGTCAGAGATGTTAGAAGCATCAGCTGTAATCGTAGCATCTACGAAATTAGCTGGTATCTTCTCTTGACCAGTGAAGGTCAAAGTGTAACCTGATAGATCACCCATTGCCGCACCTGTTGCGATAGAGCCACCGCTTACCTCAGCACCATACTCCAAGCCCATCAAGAACTTGTTGCCGTTGTTGTCCTCTACGATTACATGAGGTCTTGCATAAGCAAGTAACTTCAACTCGTTGTGAGTCTGCTTAGACATCTTCTTGAAGGTCAAGTTTAATGTCTGCTCGTAGAAGGTTGTACCATTCTCACGAGATGAGGTAACAGCTTGTTCGAAGCTAGAGTTTCCTTTTAGTTTGAACTCAAACCAATCTGGAGTACCACCGAACGAGTCTACTACATCTGTATCTGTTCCATCATAGGTGATCGCACCTAATGTACCGAAGTCTGCAAAGTAGACAGAGGTGATACCACCTACTACATCCTTACAGGGTTCGTTTCTTCCTTTTGTTAATACACACGCCATATTCTATGAATTAAAAAAGGGTAGGCAGATCGAACCCACCTACCCCTTTAATGATTAAATAACTACTTATTAAGTGTAGTAAACTACATCTGCGCCCGTGCCGATTTGGCATCCAGCCGCCATGCGCATGATAACACGAACATTCTTGCTACCATCTAAGTCAGCCATATCTAACAACTTCACCTCTTGCCAGTCAGCAAGGATAGAAGTACCAAAGTACAAGTTAGACTTCTGAGCAGCGATCATATCGTTAGTTGGTAGACCTGAAGCTACGAACAACTTAACACCATCAAAAGCTAAATCGCCTCCGTTGTACCAAGTAGTACCCTGTGCAGCAACAC